ATATCGCGGACAAGGCAGAGGTTAATAGTAAGAGGGGCACGACCCCTCTTTTTTAATAAATACCTAAAAAGATTAGTCAAATGAAAACATATACGCAGTTTGTGTCAGAAGCATATACACATTCTGAAACCATCAATGAATTTAATGTTGGCAACTTTGCAAGAGATAGAATTAATGATGTAGGACAAGGACTTAGAAATTTTAAAAAGAATCCACTCCGATCCATACGTCAAAGTGCTTCGGGTATGGGAAGGTATTACGCGAAAGATCAAATAGCACAACCAGTTGTTAATACCCTTAAAAGAGCAACAGGTAATAAACCAGTAACGAATGCTGTACTTGATACTGCTGGTTTGGTTGCACCATCATTGAGTTGGAGAGGTCTTGCTAGCAAAGCAGGACCTCTTGTTAAACCTGCACTTGCTGCTGGAGCATTGATCTTAGCAACTCCTCAACGTGCTGGTGGATATGATCAAGTAACAGGACCTAATGCATATCATAAAAATCCTGCTCTTAGGAAGAATCAAACTCCTCGACCACGTATAAGAGCAGGATACTAATTAATAATAAAGGATGATTGATATGGGTAATTCACCTGTAGATAGAGACACTAGATACATGAGAGAAATGTGGGGCACCACAAGACTCGTAACTGACTACTATGAGAGTGAAACAATGAACGATTTTCTTGACAATCTAGCTAATGATCAGCATCAAAAGATGCTTCGTGAAATTGCTAATGATGATTTGACGCCTAAAAAGAGCGACTCTAAGAAACAAAGTGATCTTTACGAAAAAACTGATAATGATGGAACAGAACCGACTTATGGTCAGATTTCTGAATAGGGGATATAAATAAATTCAGAAAAATCTACCGTTTCAATGCCTAGTACGAGGGTTTCAAGAGCATTTAAGGATATTAGTTTCTCATTTGACCCACATCCTGTGACGAAGGACCTTCCTGTACTTATTAATGAACGTGCAATTATCAGATCTGTACGTAATTTAGTCGAAACGATACCTACAGAACGCTTTTTTAACTCTGACTTGGGGTCTGATATTCGCAGAAGTCTTTTTGAGTTCGTCGATGTCGCCTCAAGTCGTGTTATTCAGGACCAAATTCGCGAAACAATCCTTTTTTATGAGGATAGAGTTGAAAATTTAAAAGTTCAAGTCAATCCACAACCCGATAATAACAGTTTTGATGTAAATGTTTTCTTTGATGTCGTAGGTTTAGATTATCCAACACAGTCATTCTCATTCATATTAGAGGCAACACGATAAACAATGCCTTTTACACAGTTTACTAACCTAGATTTCGACCAAATTAGGGCAGAAATCAAAGCATATCTCCGTTCCAACTCTAATTTTACGGATTTTGACTTTGAAGGATCTAATTTTTCGATATTAATTGACACTTTAGCATACAATACGTACATTAATGCGTTTAATGCTAACCTCGTAGTCAATGAATCCTTCCTAGATGGTGCGACAGTACGTGAAAATGTCGTATCATTGGCACGAAATATTGGTTATGTACCTCGCTCTACAAGCGCCGCTAAGGCAAACGTAACTTTTTCCGTCCCTACCACTACCAGTAGCGGTTTTATCACCGTTGAAGCAGGTCTGGTGTGCATTGGAGGGCAAGATAACAGTTCATATCGCTTCTCAATACCAGAAAACGTTACTGCTGCGGTAATTAATGGTGTAGCACAGTTCGGAACTGAAGCAAAACCCATACAACTTTTCCAAGGAACGCTTCTTACACGTCAATTTGTTACTGATACGTCGGTAGATCAGCGTTTTATCCTTGATAATCCAAATATTGACACCTCAACTATCAGAGTAAACGTGTCTACCGTTGGTCAAGCAGGAACTGGTAGAGATTTTAGTAGAGTTGACAATATTTTAAACATTGATGAGAACTCTGAGATCTATTTACTTCAAGAAGTTCAAGATGAAAGGTATGAATTGCTGTTTGGTGATGGATATTTTGGTAAAAAGTTAGAAAATGGCAAACTTATCACTGTAAGTTACATTGTTACTGATGGTGAAGCAGGAAATGGACCCTCTGTCTTTGAATTCCAAGCAAATCTTACGGATCAGACAGGAATAAGGGTAATTCCTAGTGGATCAGTGCCTGTCACAACCATTCAGAAGGCGATTAACGGCGGCGCAATTGAAGATGTATCCTCTATTAAGTATTTTGCCCCCAGACTTTACTCAGCGCAATACAGAGCGGTTACATCAAGAGATTATGAGGCAATTATTGCTTCAGTTTACCCAAATACTGAATCTGTTGCAGTTGTTGGTGGTGAAGAATTAGTACCACCACAGTTCGGTACCGTTCAAATCAGCATTAAACCTAAAAATGGTACATATGTCTCTGATTTTGATAAAAGAAACATTCTGAATAAGATCAAACAGTACTCAATTGCAGGTATCAATCAAAAAATTATTGATCTTAAGGTTCTTTATGTTGAACTTGAATCAGATATTTACTATAACTCATCACAGGTTGCCACTGTTGATGGTTTAAGGACAAATATTATCGATACTCTTGGAGTATACTCCAAAGATGTTGATATGAATCGTTTTGGTGGAAGGTTTAAGTATAGTAAGATCCTTCAACTGATTGATCGTGTTGATAGTGCGATTACTTCTAACATTACTAAGATTAAAATTAGAAGAGATATGAAGGCACTGATTAATCAGTTTGCTCAGTATGAACTTTGCTTTGGTAATAGATTCAACGTAAAACCAAATGGATTGAATATTAAGTCTACAGGATTTAAGATTGTTGGTGATAACGCAACTTGTTTTATTACAGATCTACCAAACGCAGATCTTAAGAGTGGAGTTATTTCTATAGTTAAAGTTGGTGCTAACGGTGTAAAAACTGTTGTTGCTAAAGAAGCAGGTGTGGTTGATTATATGAAGGGTGAGATTATTCTTAATACTATTAACATCGTTGAGACTGATAGACCAAATAATATTGTTGAGGTTCAGGCATTCCCAGAATCTAATGATGTAGTTGGTCTCAAGGACCTTTATCTCAGTTTTAACGTTCCAAGTAGTACAATAAATATGGTTAAAGATGTTATTGCATCTGGTGAAGATATTTCTGGCGTGTCTTTCACAAGAGACTATTATACTTCAAGTTATTCCAACGGAGATTTAGAGAGGAAATAAAATATGTCGCAATTTGAGAAGAGAGTGCAACTCAATAAGATTATTGAGAGCCAACTTCCAGAGTTTTTAGTTGCTGATTTCCCAAACGCTGTAGAATTTTTTAGACAATATTATTTGTCTTTAGAACATCAGGGTGGTAGCGTAGATCTTGTTGACAATCTTGATCGCTATATTAGGGTAGATAATCTAGTACCAGAGGTTATCGTAGGTGAGACATCACTTACGGCAGACATTACATCTTCTCAAGATACTATTCAGGTAACCTCCACAAAGGGATTTCCTGATGAATATGGTCTTTTGCAAATTGGTGATGAAATTATCACCTATAAATCAAAGACTGATACCTCTTTCCTTAATTGTGTTCGTGGATTTAGTGGAATCACTGGGTATGATGAAGGTATTTCTAGTGTTTTCAGTAATGTAAACCGCCAAAATATTCTTTTCAGTGAGTCTTCTGCATCCGCCGCGGCCAATGGGGCATTAGTAAAGAACTTAAGTGTTATCTTCTTACAAGAGTTCTATAAAAAATTAAAAAGAACCTTTACTCCAGGATTAGAGGAGTATGATTTTGTTTCTGATTTGGATGTTGGAAACTTCATCAAGCATGCAAGAAACTTCTATCAGTCGAAAGGTATTGCAGAATCCATTAGAATTTTATTCAAAGTTCTCTATGGAGTTAATGCAGAAGTATTAGATCTTGAAAGTAGACTTATCAAACCATCTTCTGCTGAATATATTAGAAGAGAAGTTATTGTAGCAGAAAATATTTCTGGAAATCCTTTTGGATTGGAAGGACAGACAATATTTAAGTCGGATGATATTAATACTAATGCGTCAGTTTCGGACGTTGAAATTTTTACAAGAGATACAAAAACATTCTATAAACTTGGTATCTTTGTTGGATATAATGATAGAGATCTTGTAGAAGGTATCTTTACTATCCCTGGAGCATCTAGGGCATTAGAACCAGTTGAAGTAAATGCGACAGTAATTAGTGTTGACTCTACAATAGGATTTGGTCAAACAGGAACTATTATATCTGGAAATAATAGAATTGATTATACCTCAAAGAGTATTAATCAGTTCTACGGTTGTACTGGTGTTACATCAAAAATCAATCTTGCTGATCTTCTAAGAGCAGATGAAACCATTTTTGGTTATGAAAATGGTGATATTGAGAATAGATGTGATATGAGAATCACTGGAGTTTTATCAGAATTTGAACCTCTGGTAGACATTCCCTTGATGGAAGAGGATGAGGTAATAACCACAAGAAACGTTGGTGAGGTTATTGAGAACCCCATCGTTGATAGAACTTATAAGGAAATGTTTGCCAATTCTTGGGTATACAATACCAGCCCAAGATTTAAGGTAGAAGAGATAAACTCCTCAGTATTTACATTATTTTCCGATATTGATAAGGCATATCTAAAATTAGGAGATTCAGTTGAAGTTTTAATTGGTGATAGTCAGCAAGTAGTTGTACCCGATCCAAATGTTGTAAATGCATCTTTTGCAACTGTAAGTTCAATAAACAAATTAAACAAGGAAGTTACTCTATCCAACATTGGTACTTTTACACCAGATCCAACTAAAGATTATAGTATTAGACGTAAGGTTGTAAAATCAAAAAGTTCTGGAGTAATTCTTACTGTAGGTAATGAAGTATACATTGCAAACGCATCTAATATCTACGTAGACGATTCATCATCCTTTGGATATTTGGCGTCTAATTCTCTCCCTGGATATAACATTGTAGATGATATTGTTGAATCTACACTTCCTGATGGATATGTCAAATCTTTAGGTACAAACAATACTCAAGGATTGGGTGGTTACAGTCCTTACTATAAAACTTATGAAACTATTGTATTTTCTACACCAGTAGATTTTAGAGATGGTGATGAAGTAGTTTACACTGCACAAAGTCCTTTGATTGGACTTTCGTCTGGAGAAAGTTATTTTGTAAAACTTGTTGCTGCAAATGAAATAAAATTATATGCCTCAAAGTCTCAACTTGCCAACAATGCTAAGACAATAGCAAACTTTGATGATATTTCTAGATTCAATCCAAACTTTGGTGCAGGAGAACATAACTTCACTCTGAAGAGACATGAAAATAGAACTCTTTCAAGTAAGCAAATTGTTAGAAAGTTTCCACTAACACAGCAGTTAGAGAATAGTAGTAGTGTTGATAGAACTGTAGATAATGTTGGCGTATTAGTTGACGGTGTAGAGATTGTAAGTCCCGATTCTAGAGATAAAATATATTATGGACCATTAGAAGAATTTGAAGTTCTTAATGGTGGTAAAGGATATGATATTATAAATCCACCAGAATTGACTATTGAGGATATTGCATCAACAACTGGTCTTCCAGATGGAACTGGTGCAAAGGTTGAACCAGTCATTATTGGTAGTGTTAAAGAAGTTATTGTTGATCCTCAAGACTTTGGATTTGATGAATTCTTGTCCCTAGACCTGGTAGGTGGAAATGGATCTGGTTGTTCTTTGGAACCAGTTATTGGAGCAAGATTTAGAGAAATCACATTTGATAGTCGTAGATTAGATATTGGTGGTGGAATCGATCCTGACAATGAAACGATTACATTTAGAGATAATCACAATCTTGCGGATGGTGAGCATATTATCTACAATCAAAATGGTAATGATCCCATTCAAATTGGAGATGCATATGATCCAAATAATATTGCAACAGGTGGTTTAAGTAGTGGTGACGAATATGTAGTCAGAGTTATAAATCCATCAACTGTTAGATTATTTAAAAATGATTCTGATGCATTTACTGATACTGCATCAGGTACTGCTGCAAATACTGGTATTAACACCATTGGTCTATCTGCTGCAACTTCAGCATCCGGTATTCATAAGTTTAGAACCCTATCTCAAAATAATGTAAGGTCTATTACTGTTCTTGACGGTGGATCTGGTTATGCACATAGAAAACTGAGAGTAAAGTCTAGTGGTATTTCCACAGAATATAATACTGTCTACTTTAAGAATCATGGATTCAAGACAGGAGAAGTAGTTACATATCAAACTACAGGCAATTCTATTGCTGGTCTTTCAACTTCTAATAGTTACTCTATTCAGTTTGTAGATTCAGATCAATTCAGACTTGTGAATGTTGGCGTTGCCGGAACATTTGTAGATGATATTAATAAGTCTAAATTTACCAAATTTAATTCTATTGGAAGTGGATATCATATTTTCCAATATCCAGAGATCAAAGTTAACGCAAATGTTTCATTTGGAGCAGCTGGTATTGGAACATTCACCTTTACACCAATTGTAACTGGCGAGATTGTTGATGCATATTTGTATGAGTCTGGAACTGGATATGGATCTACCGTATTCAATCTACACACAAGACCAAGAATTTCAATCAGTAAAGGTAAAAATTCTCAACTTGCACCAATTATTTCTAATGGAAAAATTGTTGATGTTCAGGTATTGAACAAAGGATCTGAATATGATTCGATTCCTGAACTTAGAGTAGAAGATCCCTCTGGCGGAACAGGTGCAATTCTTAGACCTGTGCTTTTGAATGGAAAGGTTGATGATGTTGTTGTCATTAACACAGGTATTGGATACAGTGCATCTTCTACCTCTCTATTTGTAGATTCTAGAGGATCTGGTGCAATTTTCAATACGAGAGTTAGAGATTTAACAGTAAACGATGCTTTCAGATTTGGAAAAATTTCTGCAACAAGAAATCCAGAAATCTATTCTAGTCTTTATAAAGATGAGAAGCAGGATTCATTAGTTTATGGAATGTATGGATATTCTGAAGATCTTGCATCTAACTTTGAATCTTTAGATGGATCACACTCACCTATTATTGGATGGGCATATGATGGAAATCCAATTTATGGACCTTTTGGGTATCAGACAGCAGATAATGTTCAGTCTGGTGTAACTAGACTTGAAACTGGATATGAATTAAGCACCAATTCTGTTGTTGATAGACCACCTACTTTTGAACCAGGATTCTTTAAAGAAGATTATCTGTACACCAATAGTGGTGATCTCGATTTACATAATGGCAGATTCTGCAAAACTCCAGAGTTTCCAAATGGAGTTTATGCATATTTTGTAGGAGTTACTACTAGTACACAAAACTCGGCAAAATTTGCACCAGCATATCCATATTTTATTGGTAACAAATTTAAGACACAGGTAATAACTGATAATTTAGTTTTAGATCAAACATTTGATTTTAATGGAAATGATCTTGTTAGAAATACTTTCCCATATAAAGTCAGTGATCCACACGCAGATTATGACTTTATCAATGAATCTTATGAAAGTTTTGAGCAACGTTCCAATGTAGAATCTGTTACAAAAGGTTCTGTTACCGATATTACGGTTGTTGATGGTGGAGTTGGTTACTCTATAGGTGATAGAGTTAATTTTGATTTTGAGGGTAGTGGTGGTGCTGGTCTCAGAGGTGAAGTTCAAGAATTGAGGGGTGCTGGTATATCTTCAATTAGAACTGAATTAGAAAGAAATGTAAACTGTGTATTTGTTTGGGATAATGACAACCAAGTTTCTGCCTATAATCGTGATGGATATGATTTCAATAATAATGATACTGTTCTTATATCTGGTCTTTCAACTTCAATACCATTCCTTAGTGGATCTAAGAGAATAGGATTTACCACTGAGTCAGTTGGTCTTGCAGGAACAATGACCAGTTACTCTGGACTTCCTGGTGGTAAATTTGAAGATATTTTTGTTTCTAGAAGATTTAGAGAGGTATCAATTGGCAATTCTATAACAATTACATCCTCCGATGGCACTGAGACTGTAAGAGTTCTTAATGACTATTCAAATGGTGTAATCACTGTTAAGAGATTTGGATCTACTGGTGTAGCACACTCCTTTGGAAGTGATCTTAGCTTAAGTTCTGATAGAGTAAGACTTCCAGTAAAAACTACAAAGTTTGATTCTAGAAGGGATAGGTTAGTTTATTTCAATGCAACAAAATCAGTTGGTGTTGGAGTTACTGCAGGTGGTGCTCAAGAGAAGGTAAGATCAGTTGGAGTTACTACATCTAGCGTCTCTGTTCCCTGTAGAGCGATCTATTTGCCTAATCATGGATTTAAGACTGGTGAGAGACTTACGTTTACTAAGAGTACTTTAGCTGGTGTAGATTCTCTTATTGTAGGAAATGATTCTTCAAATCAGGGAACATTCTTTATTCCAGACACAAATACATTATCGAGTGATGTTTTTGTTATAAACAAAGGTGAGAATTTAATTGGATTAACAACACAAGTTGGATTGACCACTGCATCTGAAGGATTATTCTTCTATAGTGATGGATCTAATAATTCAGAATATCTTCTCAAAACAAATAGAAATCAAGTTCTTGGAAACGTTGATAGAATTACAACTATTGTTAGTACATCATCAACTCACGGTCTTCTGAATAGAGATATCATCAAACTGAACGTAGTTCCAAACACAGTTGTTGGATTTGGAACCACCGGTGCATTAAATATAAAACTCAATGAGGATGAGAAGAAGATTCTTGTCAATACAATTGGTATTAACTCAACTGGAATCTCTCTTTCAGATGGATCATTTACCTATCAAGATCATGGATATAAGACTGGTGATAAAGTATTCTATGAGGCAACAGAAGTTGCTTCTGGTCTAACCACTGGAACTTATTACATAATTCAAGATAGTGTTGATAGATTTAGACTTGCAGAGACTCTTTTTGAGTCGAATGCAAAAACAGAAAATGCAGTAAGTATTAGTGCATCTGGTGGTGTCAATCATTATATTTCTGCTATCAATCCACCAATTGATGTTGTAAGAAATAGTGACTTGAAGTTTAATCTTCAAGATATTTCACTTAGGGGATATCAATTAAAGATTTACAGAGACAAGGATTTCACTAACGAATATATCAGTTCAGGGGATTCCAGAGACTTCAATGTAGTTGGTCTTGGTAGTGTTGGTTTTGGCACTGATTCCAATTCTTCACTGACTATAAATTACTCTAATAATGTTCCATCAAGACTTTACTATGGTTTAGAAAAGGGTGGATATATTAGTACTGCAGATACTGAAGTTAAAGCATATTCAGAAATTAGATATGAAAATAGTGAATATAATGGAACGTACTCTGTATTTGGAATTTCAACAACATCTTCAACAACTGAGTTTAAGATTTCACCATTCAGATATCCAACTATATTGTCATATAGTAGTGATGATTGTGATACTCTGGAGTATAATACCAGATCTTCAAATGCACTTAATGGAAGTATTTCTAAAGTTAAAGTCATTGCAGAGGGATTCAATTTCGACAAACTTCCTAAGTTCAAAGATGTTACATCAACTAATGGCGTAAATGCCAATATTGTTGCAGTATCTACTTCGATTGGTAGAATTAAAAAGAGTAGGATTCGTGATATTGGTTATGACTACCCTTCAGATAAAACCTTAAGACCTGAAGCATTTGTCCCTCCTATTGTCAGCGTAGATAATCTAGATACCATCCAGGAAGTTGACATTCAGTTTGCTGGTGCAAAATATCTTTCTGATCCAGATCTTATTCTTTGGAATGATACAACCAAGGAGATTGTAGATACAACAACCCTTGTTGCAAAAGCACCAAATGGATCTATTGCTGAGGTTGTTCAATTAGCACCAATATTTGGACTGGACTCTGAACCACATAAGATTTTTGCGATCAACAACTCAAATGGTGTTGGTATTGTTTCTATGGTTAGCGGACCAACTGGTATTGCAACCTGCGTTCTTAAAACACCAATTCTAGGATATAATCAATCACCATTTGCTGTTGACGATAGAGTCTTCGTTGAAGGCATTGAAATGTCTTCACCAGATGGATCTGGATTTAACTCTAGCGATTATAACTATCAACTATTCAAGGTAACTCAATTTGCAAATACCAGTCCAGCAACTCTTACTTTCCAACTTGTAGATGATGCAGGAGTCGGTCTTACAACCAATGCAGGTATTGCAAAGACTTATCAGTCTGGATATGCAAGTCTTATTAATGAGAATATCTACCCTAGAATTAATATCAAGCAGAAGAGAGGAACATTCACAAAGAATGAAAGATTGTTTGTTAATAGTGATGGCAATGGATTCCGTTCTGAAGATGCCTTTATCTCCTTGGTAAGAGATGACTATATCAAATATAATGGAAGATATAATCTCAAAAAAGGTGATATCATCAAAGGAATCATCAGTGGTGTAGTTGCAGAAGTAACTAATATTAATAGAAAGAGAGCGAAATTTGTAATTGATTATTCCTCAAGGATGGAACTTGGTTGGAATGATGATATCGGTAAGATTAGTGAGGATTATCAAGTAACTCCTAATAATGATTATTATCAGAATCTTTCATATTCTATCAAGAGTCCAATAACCTGGGATGAACTCTCTACCCCAGTAAACAGTATTGTTCACCCAGCAGGACTTAAAAACTTTGCTGATGTTGGTGTAACCTCTACTGGTAGAAGTGGTATTGGTCTTGGCGGAACAACTACATCAATTGTAATTCTTGATGTAGTTAATGAAAGAAGAGTTGATATTATCAACAATTTTGATAATGCTGTAGATGTTGACCCAAGAGTAAGTCCTGTTACTGGTCTTACACAATCGAATGCTCTACAAATTCAAAATAGAAAGTTGACAGATTATATTGAATGTAGAACTAATAGAGTTCTTATTCATGATGATATTAGTAACAAGTTCTCAAGTAGAGGATTTAAAGATACTTTTGTTGAAATCGAAGAAATAGATTTTGTAGACAATCATGTAAGATATGTTGTACAAATCGCTGACCCAGATAGTAAGGATGTTCAATTATCAGAATTAGTTGTTCAATCAACTACTAATGATATCTTCTTGTTTGAAAAGTACAGTTCATTTACAAAAAATAAACTTGGAGATTTTACAGCAAATATTGATAGTTTTGGAAGAAAGACTCTTGTCTTTACTCCAACAGATGCTTTTGAAACTGATCATGACATCAAAGTACTCAAGAAATCATATCTGTTCCAAGCACTTCCTCCTGGAAACTCTGGTGTTGGCACTCAGGCAATCGGTTCTGTAAATCTTATTAGTTCTTTTGTCGGTCTCTCTAGCGTACCTGGTGGTAATGATATTGGAACACTTGCACAGTTTGATGGTAATGATTTTAATGGACTATTTGCAAATATTGAGATTTCCAATAGATTTAGTGGAGAAACTAATTATGTTGAAGCTGCAATAGATTTTGATGGAACTAATACTTATGTAAGTGAATATTATTTTGACCATAATACTCAATCTTACAGTGCCTCAAATGTTGGACTTGTTAGTGCAATTTATGATGCTAATTCAGGTATTGTTTCTGTACGTGGTCGCAACTTTGATGAGGTTGATGCTTTCGATTATAGAACTCACATTGTTGGATTCGGTAACACTACAACTGGAATTGGAACTTATAGATTCCTTCTTAATAATCAACCTGCAGGAACTGAAAGAAGTGCAAGACTTGAATCTACTATTGGATTTGGAACTGATAAGGTAAGAGTTGGAACTTTTGATAATAAATTTATTTCTGCTGCGGCAGCAATTGTTCGTGTTTCTGCTGGAACAACATCAGCAATACACCAAGTTAACATTCTTTCAAATTCAAGAACTAATGAGGTAACTGTTACTCCTGGACCATTTGCACCAGTTGATAATGTTACTGGTCTTGGTACATTTGGTTCAGAGATTAATGGTGATGAATTCTATCTCAATTTCTATCCAGATTCTGGATATGATGTAGAGGCACAAGCATTTAGTGAAGTGTTCTACAGAGAGATGGACTTTGATAACCAAGCAAATCCACTTTCATATGGTCCAACCAGTCAGTTAGTATTCCTCTCAGCATTTGATGGACTCAATGGTCTAAGAGCAAATAGGACGAACTTTACACTAACTCATGAAGGTAAACCAATTTATGTGAAGACATTTGATCCTGCAGATACTACTAAGATCAATTATTCAACAGGTGTTTTCACATTAAGAGATCATTTCTTCAATACTGGAGAAGAGTTGATTTATAGACCAACTTCAACTTTTGCTGGAATTGGCACACAACCAATGGGTATTGGTGCAACTGTCAATCACCTTGGTATTGTTACAGATAAACTACCAGATAGAGTTTACCCAATTGCCATAACTCCAGATACCTTTAGATTATCGACAACACCACAGTTTGCTGCTGCAGGTATATCTGTAACCTTCACTGATTCTGGAATTGGAAATGCTCATGAATTAGAATTTACTAAGAAGTTAAGTAAAACCGTTATCGCTATTGATGGTATTGTACAGCAACCAATTACATTCACTCCAATCAATCACAAACTTGATTTTAATGGTCACTATTTAAGTGGTGGAATTCCTGCAGGTATTTCAACTTTCAACATTAGTGGTATTTCTTCAATTCAACCAAGAGATCTTCTTAGAGTTGATGATGAATATATGAAGGTCATTGAAGTTGGTCTTAGTACCAATGTAAGTGGTGAAATTCTTGGTCCAATTAACGGTCTTATTGCCGCTGGTCTTGCTGCTACATTCCCAACAGTTGCTGTACAAAGAGGTTCTGTCGGATCTGCAGCAACGTCTCACTCCGATGGATCAAACGTTCAGATTTACAGAGGTGCTCTCAACATTGTTGGAAATGAAGTTCATTTTATTGATCCACCAAAAGGAAATAACAGAGCAAGAAGAAATGAAAGTAATCTTCCATATGTAACTGCACAATTCTCTGGAAGAACTTTCCTTAGATCTGATTATGATACCAATATGGTATTTGATGATATTTCAGATTCTTTCACTGGTATTGGTAAGACATATACATTGAAGGTTGGTGGTGCAGATACAACTGGTGTTGATGCTGGTAATGGTATTCTGTTCATCAATGGTGTGTTCCAGACCCCTTCTACTGAAAATAATGCAGGAAATAACTATGAAATTGATAATGATAGTACAGTAGGTATCACGAGTGTAATTTACACAGGTATTACTTCTGTAGACGGATCATTTATTCAATCCGACTTTGATATTAACCAAAATCAACTTCCACGCGGTGGTCTGATTGTTTCCTTAGGTTCTACTCCTGGTCTTGGATATGCACCTCTTGTTGGTGCAGAGATTAAAGTCTTGAAGAATTCTACAGGTCAACTAACTGATCTTATTGGAATCAATACAGTTGGTTCTGCGGTTGCTATATCTACCGCACTTTATAATAATATTACAGGGATTCTTGAAATTGAAACTGACGATTCTCATAACATTTTAGGTGGAGATCTTGTAAAACTTAATAATCTTGAATTTAGTTGTGCTTCAGCACATTCTGGTGTTACAACAACTATCTTCCCAGATTATGATTATCCAGTTGATGTCATTAATGTCATTAGTGCAACAAAAGTTGCAATAAGAGTAGGTCCTTCTACAATTCCACATAGTTATGAGACTGGTGGAACTGTTAGAAGATTCTTTACTAATAACTTTGGATCTGGATACAGAGAACCAGTTTCTATTGGTATCACTGATCTGGCATATGAGCACAAGTTTGTAAGATCTTCAAGTAACAGCATCACTGCAAGCACTGGTGGACCATTCACACCAACTAAAGCAGACTTTACCTCTCATACAGGCGTGCTTAGATTGACTATTCCAAATCACGGTTTGGATACTACAGATACTATTCAGATTGCAACAGATAGTCTGATCTTTAGTTGCTCTAATGATGACTTCTTCACTGAGCAACCATATCCAAGAGCAACTGATCCTGCTGCAGGAGCAACTTTAGCAATCACATCATTCACTACTAATACAATTAGTGTTGGTGTTGGGTCTGCTGGTGGCAGTGGAACTGGTGCTGTTATTGATGCAACCGTTGGTATTGGTGGAACTTTAGCATTCTCAATCACAAATCCTGGTCAGGGATATATCAATCCAGCACTGATCATTCCTGAACCAAACTATGAGAATGTAGAGGTTGTTGGTGTTTCCAGATTGGGTATTGGTGCTACAACTGAAACTGGTAGAAATCTCTTACTCAATCTTACAGTAGGTGCAGCAGGAACAAGTAATGTTGGTATTGGATCTACACTATTCTTAATTGATACCTTCAAAATTGCAAGATCTGGATATGGATTCAAACCTGGTGATATTCTTGAAGCTGTTGGTCTTGTAACAGCAAAAGATTTTGCACAACCAGTATCACCTTTCCAACTAGAAGTTGTAGAAACATTTACTGATAGATTCTCTTCTTGGTCTTTCGGTGAAATGGATTATATTGATAGCATCTTCGGTTATCAAAATGGTACAAGGAAGAGATTCCCACTATTTTACGAAGGTGAACTTCTGAGTTTTGAATTGGATCCAAATAATCCTCTTTCTGCAAATATTGATCTTGACTCAGTTCTTGTGATCTTTGTTAATGGCGTATTACAGACTCCTGGTTACTCATATCAGTTTACTGGTGGAACTTCATTTATGTTTATGGAAGCGCCAAAAGTCAATGATAAAGTTGATATCTTCTTCTACCTTGGTCAAGATGGTATTGATGTTGTCCAGGTAGAAACTACAGAGACTTTGAAGGTTGGTGATGATGTAAGAATGTTGAGACAACCATTAGTTTCAACAACTGAGAAACAAATTGATAGTAGAGCGATCACCGAAATTACGGGTTCTGATATTATAGAAACCAATATCTACAGTGGACCAGGTGTTGATGATACCAACTTCAGACCATTTGATTGGATCAAACAGAAGAAAGATATCTACGTTAAAGGAGATATTATTAGTAAGGTAAGATCCGTATTAGAAACTAAAGTCTTCCCAACAGCAAAAATCATCGGTGATGTTACACCAACTTCAACTGATATCTTCGTAGATAATGCACAATTCTTTGATTATGATGAAATCATTTTAGATCTCAATCAGAATACATTTACATTTGATGCATTTATGATGGAAACTTCAAATGAACCAGTTTCTGCAGAATTCACTTCAACAGTTTCGATTGCAGGCACTGTCTCTGCAATAACTGTTGATAATGTTGGACTTGGATACACCACTTCTACAATTGACCTTAAGTTCTCTGCACCTAAAGAAGTTGGTGTTGGTGTTGGAACAACTGCTACTGCGACTGCCACCATTTCAAATGGTCAAGTTTCTGTAGTTACTATAACGAATCCTGGATTTGGATATACAAATACAAATCCACCTAAAATCATTACAGCACTTCCTACACCTCTCTATGAGACTATTAACACTGTTCAAAATGTTCAGGGTTTCAATGGAGTAATTACTGGAATTAGTACAACAACTGGTACTGGTGGACATCCACTCGCATTGAAGTTTAACTTCCGTGCAATGAAGGACTATGGTGAAAATGGTGAAGCAAATGTCGCTTCTGATGCACTAGATCTGGTCGCAGGATATCCTATTATGATTTATGAAACTACAGTTGGTAACGGAGTTACTTCTGTAAATAGTGATGATTCTGCAGTTGTCGGTATTGGCACAACATTCCTCGATAATGTATATATTGTCAATTCGATAACAAGTCTTGCGTCGAATGCAGAAATCATTTGTAATGTTGATTCAGGTAGTCCTGTAATTGGAATACTTGAAAGTGGTAATTTTGATGATATTCAGGCAGGATTAACCACTTCTCTTGGAAAACTTTCTTGGGGAAGAATATATAACTATGATAACAGAACCAATGGAATTTCTATTGGAGTCACTGGTTTAACTGTTGATGCAGGGTTGTCAACCTTCCCAACTATCCAAAGAAGAGGAACCTTTGGTGAAGGTAAGACTGGAGCAGTACGTTCCAAAAAACCACGCGCTGATGGTACAAGTCTTGAAGCCGATAACACTCTGTCATTCTACATTCAATAATCTCCTATAAATATATAAAAAACGATAACGATGTCAGCAATTGTTACTGATCAATTTAGAATTTTGAATGCCAGTAACTTTGTAGATTCTGTTGAATCTACGAGTAACTCATATTATATCACCGTTGGTCTACCGAACCCAACTAATGTTGGTTTTGGTAGGACAGTTGCTTGGAATACCAATCCACCAGCACCAATTGATAATGTTGCATACAACAATCACGCAGGTGATCTTGTTTTATATGGTAAGAAGGTAACTTCTGCAAATGTGAGACGATTAGTTCGTCGTATTGATTGGGTATCTGGAAGTAGGTATGAAATATATCGTGATGATTATAGCATTACTAGTCCAGCTCCTATAACCAATGCATCTAGGTTATATGATGCAAATTATTATGTAATGAATGAGGATTTCAGAGTTTACATCTGTATTGAAAATGGATCTAGTGGTGATAATCCAAAAGGAAATGTTTCTCAAGATCAACCCAAGTTTACAGATTTAGAACCAACTAGAGCTGGTGATAGTGGTGATGGATATGTCTGGAAATATCTGTTTACCATTCCACCAAGTGATATTATCAAATTTGATTCCACAGAATACATCACTGTTCCTAATGAATGGCAAACTAGCACAGAATCTCAAATAAGAACTATTAGAGAGTCTGCAGATTCAAGTGTCAATGAGAATCAAATTAAAACTGTTTATATTGAATCATCAGGTTCCAACTATGCAAATGGTTTAGGACAAGAATTCAATATTATTGGTGATGGAACTGGAGGAAAGGTCAGAGTTGATGTAGAAGGTGGAAAGATTACAAACACTATAGTCACTTCTGGAGGAAAAGACTATAGTTATGCATTAGTTGATTTGGGATCAATTAACTCAAACAGCACTGGTACTCCTGCACATTTAATTCCCATCATTCCCCCATCAAAAGGTCATGGGTTTGATGTATATACTGAATTAGGTACTGATAAAGTTCTTGTCTATGCAAGATTTGATGATTCTACAAAGGATTTTCCAGTTGATACTAGTTTTGCACAGGTTGGTATTGTAAAGAATCCAACAAAAGTTGGAACTAGTGATGTATATCAAGAAAATACATTCTCTGGATTAAGTTCTTTTAAATTCTCTTCGATCACTGGAACTCCAAAAGTTGGAGAAAAGATTGAACAAGTTGTTGCCAGTGGAACTGGTAAAGCATTTGGTTATGTTGCCTCATATGATCTTGAAACTAGGGTTCTGAAGTATTTTAGAGATAGATCTCTCTTCTATAATCAGACAACCTTTAATCAGAGAGATTATGCTGGTATATCTACAAATGGTAGACCATATGATTTTGAATCTTCATCAAATGTCATTAGTGGAAATTCATCTAATTTTTCTGCTTCCATTGACACTGCCTTTGCTGGAATTACAACAAATCCAACAGGAACAAAATTAATTAATCTTGGTGTTGATTTCACCAGCGGCATGGCAGTTCCTGAAATAAATAAAGGGTCAGGAGAATTAATCTATCTTGACAATAGAGCTAGCATTGCTAGAAATGCCCGCCAAAAAGAAGACCTCAAAATTATACTGGAATTTTAAAAAATGCCCCAAAAGACGAATTTAAACGTAAGTCCTTATTATGATGATTTTGATAAGGCAGATAATTTCTACAAGGTTCTGTTTAAGCCTGGGTTTCCTGTTCAGGCTAGAGAATTAACAGGTCTTCAATCGATTCTGCAGAACCAAATAGAATCCTTTGGCAGTCATATGTTCAAAGAGGGTTCTATGGTGATTCCAGGAGGAATCACTTGTGATAATGCCTTTACTACGGTTAAGGTCAATGGGGACCATTTAGGTATTGATATCACAGTATATCTTGATGCGGTTATAAACGCAAACAATGGTAAAGGATCCAAGGTAAAAGGGGAAAATTCGGAGATTGTTGGAACAATCAAAGGATATCTGTTGCCACCAGAAGAAGGTGTTGAGGAAATAACATTATTTGTCAAGTATCAGGATGGTGGCGTTGATGGTACAAGTGTTGAATTTGAAGATGGTGAGGTACTGATTCTTCAGGAGAATATTACGTATGGAAATACGTCTATTGTCACTGGTGATACAGTATTTACTATTAATTCAGTAAATGCAACAAATACAGGATATTCTGTTGGTGTAGCAGAGGGTGTATATTTTATTAGAGGAACTTTTGTTGATGTTCCAAATGCACAGATTGTTCTCGATCCATATGATAATGAACCATCCTTTAGGGTTGGATATGATATTGTTGAGGAAATTGTAAATTCTGATCAAGATCCAAAACTGAATGATAATGCAAAAGGTTTTACAAATTACGCTGCTCCTGGTGCAGATAGATTAAAAATTCAACTTAAGTTAACTAAAAAGCAACTAACTGATAACGAAGATACAAGTTTTGTTGAGTTAGTAAGGATTGATCAAGGTGAGATTAAAAAATTACAGAATAAATCGCAATATAGTTTAATTAGAGATTACTTTGCAGAGAGAACATTTGAAGAGTCTGGCAACTATGCTGTTGATAGTTTCAATGTAGATATTGTTGATACATTAAACAATGAGACTGGCAACGGAGGTCTCTTCAGAGAGGATGAAGTAACTGATGAGGGAAATACACCTAGCGAGAATTTGATGGGTGTTAGAGTGTCTGCTGGCACCGCTTACGTCAAAGGATATGATATTGATCTTGTTGGTTCAACTATAATTGACGTAGAAAAACCAAGAACCACTAAACCAGTGGGTGGTGCTCTGATTCCTTTTGCTCTTGGAAGTTTAGTAAGAGTAAACAATGTTCATGGAACACCATATTTGAACATTGGTGACACTGCTGCAGGTGGTGCAAACAGCACTAATACTAATATAATCGAATTATATTCTGAAAGAAGAAATGCAGCAGGTAATACAAATACTGGAGATGCTGCTGCCGCAGGATTAGCGACTAAAGTTGGCGAAGCAAGAGTTTATTGGTGGGGTGTGACTGATGACAGTTACAAAGATGGATCAACTAGTTGGGATTTATATCTCTATGATATTCAAACATATACAAAGTTAACTCTAGCAAACACATATAGCAATACTGAAGTCCCTGTTACTTCATATGTTAGAGGTCTTTCTAGTGGTGCTACTGGATATATTTCAGTAGTTAACTCAAATGAGTATAGTCTCACTCAGACATCTGGACGATTTTTGATTGGTGAGCAGGTAATAATTAACGAAAATCCTGTATTTAAGACTGGCATCACAGCGATGACAATCTACGATACAACCGATATTAAATCTGTATTCCAAGATTCTGATGGACTGAATAGTGCATTATCTACAAACTTTATTGCAGATACGATTCTTTATGAGCAAGAACTTGAAAGATTTGGGGTAAAGGATCAGTTAGTTGTTAGTGGTGGTAACACCGGTAGAGTATCTGGAAGAAATTTCCAAGACGGTGAAGGTGGTATCAAAGTTGGTAGTATCTTAAAGTATCAAACAGGTTCACAGGATCCAACCTATAATGTTGTTACTGCAATTCGTGCCGATGGAACTGCAGTAACTCTGGCATCAGCACCAGCATCCATCAACAATGTAAATGCAAATGCTGTTAGTAACGGTACATACAATTTCTCATTGTTAGCACCAAGAATTCGTCAATACGGATCTAATGGTCTCTATGCAACAATGCCTGTAGAGAATATTGCTAGTGTTGACTTGGCAAACGCTGATCTTACGATCACAAAACAAATTACAGGTAAATCTGTTACAAGTAATAGCATTACTTTAGAAGTTGCAGATGCTGTAGATGTGAATGCAGGAATTACTAGTGTATTTTTTGAAACATTTGATGCAGAAAGATATACTATAACTGACAATAGTGGCAGTCCAATTGCACTCAATAGTGGAAACTTTACTTTGGGTGCAAATGGACACTCTGTAACTTTCAGTGGTCTTTCTAATGGGGCAGTTACTGTTCAAGCAACTCTTAAGAAAAAGGGTGTAACTAATAAAACAAAAGATTTTGCAAGATCTAACAAATTATCAGTTGTTAGAACCACTGGTGCAACTTCAACCGTTGGTCTTACAACTTCCAAGTTCTATGGAACTAGAATTGAAGATGATGAAATTTCATTAAACGTACCCGATGTTGTAAATGTACGTGCGGTTTACGAATCAACCAATACTGCAGCACCTGTTCTTGATAAGTTGACTTTTGCAACTGGTCTTGCTTTAGATCAGAACGCAATTATTGGCGAAAAACTTGTAGGTCAGGATAGTAGGGCAGTTGCACAAGTTGTAAACAGTACTGCAAATAGCATTGAATATGTTAAGTTAAATACTAACAATTTTTCTGTAGGAGAATCTGTCAAATTTAAAGATTCTTCTATTGAAAGTGTAATTCAGGAAATAACACCTGGTAGTTATAATGATAGAACCGCAAATTATAGGTTGGATAAGGGTCATCGTCACCAATTCTGTGATTATTCTAGAATTGTTAGAAGAAAGGGTAGTGCAGTCCCATCTCGACAATTAATGATTGTCTTTGATTCATATAAAGTTGGATCAAATAATACTGGTGACATTTTTACTGTAAATTCTTATGCACAGGATAGATTTACTAGTGATATCCCAACATTACCAAATGGTTTACGCTGTTCAGATCTATTAGACTTTAGACCTAGAGTCAAAGAATTTGATTTAGCTACAGCAGCATCACCATTTGCATTCAATAGTAGACAGTATGAATACAATTATAAGTATGTTGTTTCTCCAGATGAGACTTCCTTCTTAGGATATAGTTATTACCTGCCTAGAATTGATTTGGTCAGTATCAATCGTTTGGGTGAAGTTGAAGTTATCAAGGGAGAACCAGCAGATATTCCTCAATCACCAGTTCTTGGGGATGATGCAATGGAAGTTGCTCAAGTTCTGTTGCCTGCATATTTGTATAATGCAACCAAAGATCCCAAAGTTCTTCTTCGTGATAATAGAAGATTCACGATGCGTGATATTGGAAAACTTGAAGAAAGAATTGAAAATCTGGAAGAAGTAACAAGTCTGTCACTTCTTGAACTCAACACCAAAACATTAGATGTTACTGATGCTAATGGTCTTAGTAGATTTAAGAGTGGATTTATCGTAAGTGATTTCAGAGACAAATCATTGATGGATCCACGTCTCTCAACTGTAGATATTTCTAAAGAAGGTGCTACCTGCATTGCGCCGGTTGATTTCTGGTCTATGAATGCACAATTAGCATTGGATCCAGGTATTGACGTTTCTACAACAGACATCAGTCAAAATCTAAAACTCTTAGATCCAAATATTCAAAAAACTGGAGACCTTCTTACACTAAAATATGATGAGGTAGATTGGTTAAATCAACCACACGCTACTAATGTTGAAAATGTAAACCCATTCAACGTTATTGTTTTCGTTGGTGGTGTTGTTCTGGATCCAGCATCTGATAACTGGGTAAGAACAATTTATATTAATGATCATAGAACCGAATCTACAGGTGCTAAATGGAAACATGAAGCTAAAGTCACCAAAGATGTTGACACAAAGACTGAATTTCAAACCTATAAAAAAGGTGGCGGTAGAGGCGAAACGGGAAGAAGAGCATTCACTACTACAACAATTACAACTACAACTAAGTACAAACGAAAACTCAAAGGACCTTCAAGAGAATTTGACTATGTTGAGGATGTAAAAGTCTCTGGTGAAGCAGATCCCTGGATGCGTTCTAGAAATGTATACTTTGCTGCAAATGGTTTGAGACCATACTCAAGACACTATTTGTATCTGGATAGTCAGCAAGTTGATATTGTTCCAAAACTTTGTGAAATTGAAATGCAATCTGGAACCTTTAGGGTTTATGAAGACGCAGATGTTTTTGATGCTCGGGGATTGAAAATTGGTGTAATGAGAATTCAAAAACCAAACCATAAGTTTGGTGACACCTCAAGACCAGACATTGGTGCTGGTTTAGGATCTCCTGCAGTTCTTGTAGAAGAGTATCAAGTTGACCCATATGACAGAAATAGACCTGGACCAGGAGATACTTATTCTCCAACATCTAAATTAATTAATTTTGGTGTAAGGGTTCTTTCCACAGGTGATAAATTCTATGGTTATGTCAAAAAGGGTGCTAAAGTAATCGGACAGACTAGTGGAGCAGTTTGCACCATCACTAGAGCAGAATTAGTTTCTGATAACTGGGGAGATATCATTGCAAACTTCTTCTTCAGAAATCCAAATACAGTTCCAAGACCACCTATTAGAGTTACAAGTGGAACTAAAACTGTAAAAGTTACTGCAGTTCCACCAAATACAGTAGTTCTTCCAGGATCTACAGTATTTGCTTCTGAGGCAATTGGATCTTATAGTGGTTCTGGAACTATTTTAACACAAGAAACAAGTCGTGTTTCTGTTAGAAATCCACCCAAACCACGTAGAAAGAAAACTGAAGTTGAGGTCAAAGTTAAGGCACCACATAGAGATCCACTTGCACAGTCTTTCACTGTCGATGGAAAAGGTTGCTTCTTAACATCATTTGATTTATTCTTTGCAACAAAAGATCCTGGAGCGAAAATCTTCGTTGAATTGAGAACCATGGAGTTGGGCACACCAACATCTTTCCTGGTTCAAGACTATACTCAGGTTTCATTGAACCCAGCAGATATCAATATCAATGAAGCAAATCCATTTGAACCTGTTCCTACGAGAGTAAGATTCCCATCACCAGTTTATCTGGAAGCAGATACTGAATATGCTATTGTTATTTTATCACCTGCATCTGATGGTTATGAGATGTGGACAGCAACTATGGGTAAGAAGACTGTTAGAACAACAAATCTTCCAGATGTTCAAAATGTAGTTGTTACTAAGCAGTACATCGGTGGTTCTCTCTTTAAATCTCAAAATGGTACAATCTGGACTCCAAGTCAGTATCAAGATCTAACATTTAAATTATATAAAGCAAAGTTTGTTCCCTCTGGAGCAGTTACTTTCTATAATAGTGATGTTCTTCCAAAAGGCGATAATAGTGCAGCCCTTGAAGATAATCCAATTGAAGGTCTTCCTAGAAAACTAAAACTTCCAATTTCGGGAACACTTGATGCGGGTGTTATTGCTGGTGTAAAAGTTGCTGAAGGTGCAACTGCACCAAGTATTAATGGAATCGTTGAAAATCTTGGTGGTCCTGCAGTTTCTGGAACAGGTAATGTTTCAATTGCAAGTAGTGGTACTGGTTATAAACCCAGTATATCAATTGCCAATGTTGATTTAGTATCTTTGACTGGTAAAGGAACTGGTGCCAAAGCAACATTAACCATTGACTCTTTTGGTAATGTTAAGACAGTAAATATTACCACTGTTGGTACTGGATATGTTGAAGGTGAAACTGTTGGAATTGTTACGTCAACTATGGCAGTATCAAAACGAGCAGGTAAAGGTGCTAGATTTACTCTTACTGGAATTGGAAATGCAGATACTCTTTATCTGACTAATGTTCAGGGAGAAAACTTCACCAATAGTTTGAACCTCTTCTACTATGGTGATCCTACAAATGAAACAACAAGAGCAACTGCTGGCGTTACTATTAATGGGACATCAACTTTAATTGATGATATTTACAGTGGAAATGTCTTCAGGATTAAACAACATAATCATGCACATCACGGTGGAAATAACAAAATTTCTGTTGAAGATATTCTGCCAGATACAGGTAGAACCACTATCACTGGAAATTTTGGTGAGACTGATGCTGTAGTTGCAGTTGCTGACAGAACACTATTTGAAACTTTTGAAGGAATTACTACAAGTCGTGGTTATGCACTTCTTAATAATGAAATTATTTCTTATAACGCAATTACTGCGGGAGCAAACAACACTGGTACACTATCAATTGACGCAAGAGCGGTCGGAAATTCTGTCAAATCTTCACACACTACGGGTGAATTTATTCAACCTTATGAAGTCAATGGAGTATCTCTGACAAGAATTAATACTAATCACGATATTCCAGCAACATATTATACTGATCAAAATTCAAATCTAGATAATTATTTCCTTGAGTTTGATAGAACCGCAGCATCTCCAACTCCTAGAGGTTCTGGATCTGGAATGATTAACTTTGAATCTCAGAAAGGATTTGGTGGAAATACAGTTGGAATTTCCCAAAATTATCAGTTTAGTAATATTGAACCAATGTTCAATATTATCACTCCAGGCAAAGGAACTTCATCAAGTGCTTTAATTAGAACTATATCTGGAACAAGTGCTGGCGGAAATGAAGTTTCCTTCATTGATCAAGGATTTGAACCAGTAACATTGAATAAACTTATTAATTTTGATACTCCCAGAATGGTTGCTTCTAGAGTTAATGAAGTTGAAAGACTTGGAACACTTCCAAATAATAAGTCACTCTCTATGAGAGTTGAATTTGCAAGTACAGATGAAAATCTATCTCCCGTAATGGATCTTCAGAATGCAACGTTTATTCTTGGAAGAAATAAATCAAATGCACCTGTTAAAGATTATATTGATGATTCTAGAGCAAATCTAATTGAAAATGATCCTCACGGAGCAATATTTGTAACTAAACAAATTTCTCTCTCACAACCTGCAACAAGTCTCAAGGTTTATATTGCAGCAAATAGACAAGAAGATGCTGACTTCCGTGTTCTTTATCAATTAATCAAAGCAGATTCAAGTGAAATTGAACAGAAGTTCATCCCATTCCCTGGATATGATAACTTAATTGATGATGATGGTGATGGATTTGGAGATCGTACAATCGACCCAGAGAAGAGTAGTGGAAGAGCAGATGCTTTTGTCGCTGCTAATGATAAAGAGGGATTCAGTGAATATCAATTCAGTGTAAATAATGTTGATCAGTTTACGGCATTTGCAATTAAAGTTGTTATGTCTTCTACAAACGAATCAACACCTGTTAAACTGAAGGACTTCAGAGCAATCGCACTTGCATAGTATGGAAGATAAGGATTTAATAAAAGTTGAAAATGAGCAAAATCTCTTTAGAGATAGAAATACTGGTGCTATCATCAATAATGATAGTGCCGGTTATGCTCAATACATGAAAATGAAAAAAAGGAGGCAGACAGAAAGAGAAGAACTTGATACAATTAAAAGTGACATCGAAGAAATCAAATCACTACTAAGGGAGATAGCAAATGGACCCAGATGATATTACTCTAGATAAACTTTCTAAAAGTTTTGAATATACAAAATTAGCTAGAGAGATTGATTCGTGTGATGATAGGGATACTTTGAAAGATATTGCCAAATCATATGTCAAACTATACCTGAAGCAACAGGAAGTTGTAAGTGGTTTGGGACTTCAAGGAATATAAATATATTTACATCCTGATCTGTACATTATAAATGGCTGAAATTAAAGTCAGAGTAGGTCAACAACCAGCAGTAAAAGTTATATCTTCTCTTGCAGGTGCTCAGGGTCTCTCTTTGGCAGAACTCAGTGATGTTAGTGCTTCTAACTTGCAAAATGGTATGGTGCTTGTTTACAACAGCAGCATCAGAAAATGGGAAGCTACACTTACCCTGACGCCAGGCGCAACGCAGAATTTAGACATCAACGGAGGCAATTTCTGACATGGCAAGTATTATTAGGATTAAAAGATCCTCAGGTACTAGCAAACCAGCAACCCTACAATGGGGTGAACTTGGATACGTAACTGGTATTGGTAGTTATGGTGGTTTAAATCAATACAAGGATAGAGTATTCCTTGGAGATGATGGTACCAACGCCAATCCGATTGGTGGTCATTATTATACCTCTATGATGGAGCATGCTCCTGGAAATATTCCAGCAGCTTCTCATAATGCAAGAAACCAAGATAGAGGTGTTGTTGCCATTATGGCACCAGCAACTAATTCTGGATTGTCTGGAGCAGAATCACTTAAGGTTGATCAGTGGAACGTAGACAACCTAAGGATTGATGGAAATAAAATTTCATCTACCGATACTGATGGTGATATTGTTCTTGATCCACATGGTGCAGGTGAAATTAATATTCCTGATGACACTTTCCTGTCATTTGGTGATGATAAAGATGGTAAAATTGAATATGACGAAAATGGCACTAACGTAATTCGCGTAACTGGTGCTCCTTGGGAATGGAACACCGCCATTACGGTGACTGGACAGTCATTTTTTGGTCAAGTAAGGATTGAAGATAATGTAATTTCAACTACACCAGGTAGTAGCGATACTCTGTTCATTGATCCATATCCTGATGGATTGAGCAATGAGGGAACAGTTGTTGTCAAAGGTAATCTGCAAGTTGATGGTACAACTACAACCGTCAACTCTACAACATCAACCCTGAATGATCCAATTTTCCATCTTGGTGATGTAACTAGCACCAGAACTGTTATGGCAGAAGCCAGCAGTGGTGCAAATTCACTGGTTCTGGATTCTATTGTTGGTATCAACACTGGTGATGGAATTACTGCAGCAGCAGGTATTGCAAATAATACCACGATTACTGCATATAATCCTGGTACTAAAGCAATTACTATTAGTAATGCCACAACTGCTGGTATTACCACTACAACTCAAGTAACTATCACTCACGCTTACGATAGTAATACTGATAGAGGTATTTCATTCTCGTTCAATACAAGTTCTGGAGCATCCAATAATAAGGTTGGATTCTTTGGTATGGAGGATGACTCCATTGCCAATAGTGCAGCAGATGCTGACAATCACGGAACTCATGCTGATGACAGCAGAAGATGGACTTATGTTCCCGATGCATCCATTTCAAATAGTATTGTAACTGGAACTAAAGGTTTCCTGGATATTAAAGGTATTTACTATCAGTCTGGCGATTTTGCTACTGGTGGTGTTGTATTCTTTGATGATACTGGTCTTCAGAGATCAACCAATGCTGTTGCATCTCCAGTAATCACCTCCAAGCAGATCTTGACTGCTGTCACAAAAAATACATTGACTCTTGGTGCAAATATTACCGCAGCAACTGGTGATATTGTTAGACAAGATAGCACCAATGCATATGGTGTTGTTGAATCTGGAGTTACTAATAGCAGCACTGTTAACTTGATTGGTGTTGAAGGTACATTCAATACATCAAACAATTTGAGGAGAGAAGGTCAAAGTGGTGCAATCGCTAACCTTGGTTCAGTTCCCAGCAATGTTGCGGTAATATATACTAATAAGCCCCACTGGACTTCAACTATGGATGGGGGCACATTCTGAGGTAACTAATGGAAAATCAAAGTGAAGTGGATGTTAATGTTCTCATTAAAATATATAATTCTAAATTAGCAGCGGTATCGAATCAAAATGTTCTTCTTGAAGCAAAGTTGGCAACTCTGTCACAAGATTTCAAGGAACAAGTAGATGCCCTGCTTGAAGAAAATGCAGACCTCAAAGCAAAATTAGAAGGTTAATATGGCAAAACCGTCAACTAGGCAAGGATTAATCGATTATTGTTTGCGTCAACTTGGTGCTCCAGTGTTGGAAATCAACGTGGATGATGATCAAATTGATGATCTGGTTGATGATACCATTCAATATTTTAATGAGCGTCACTATGACGGTGTTGAGAAAATGTACCTCAAGTACGAAATTACTCAAGACGATATTGATAGGGGAAAGGGAGTAGATATTGCAGGTGGTAACCAAGTAAATGGTAAAACTGGGGTTGGTATTGTAACAACTACGGCAACCTCTACAGGAATTGCTGCAACAACTTTCAGTTTCTACGAGAACTCTAATTTTATACAAGTTCCAGATTCTGTCATTGGAGTAGAAAGACTTTTTAAATTTGATACTAGTTCAATCTCTGGAGGGATGTTTAGTATTAAATATCAAATGTTCTTAAATGATCTTTATTATTTCAACTCGGTTGAACTTCTTCAATATTCTATGACAAAATCATATCTTGAAACTATTGATCATTTGTTGACAACAGATAAGCAACTAAGATTTAATAAGAGACAAGATAGATTATATTTGGATATTGATTGGGGATCGCAGAGTGCAGGTAATTTTATTGTAATTGAATGTTATAGAGCACTTGATCCAAATTCATTCTCTCAAATTTACAATGATAGTTTTGTCAAGAGATATCTGACAGCATTGATTAAACGACAATGGGGAAGAAATCTTAGCAAGTTTAGAGGGGTAAAACTCCCTGGTGGAATAGAATTGAATGGTGGGGAAATTTTACAGCAAGGAGAACAGGAATTGAATGAGATCAAATCTCGTATGACTATGGAATACGAATTGCCACCTCTCGACTTTATTGGATAATGGCACTTAATCCTTTTTTCTTACAAGGGACTGCATCTGAACAGAGATTGGTCCAAGACTTAATAAATGAGCACCTATCTTTTCATGGTGTTGAAGTAACTTATATTCCCAGAAAATACGTCAATAAAAAATCAATTATTGAAGAGGTACAGACATCAAAGTTTGATGATAACTTCTCCATTGAAGCATATGTAAATACTTTTGAAGGATATGGTGGAGCAGGAGATATCCTGACAAAATTTGGTGTAAGTGTAAGAGATGAATTAATTATTACACTATCCAAAGAAAGATTTGAAGATTTTATTGCTCCATTTATGGCAGGACAGGATGATGGAACTGATGATTCTATTATGCCTACTCCAACTCGTCCTAGAGAAGGAGATCTTGTATATTTCCCATTAGGGCAAAGATTGTTTGAAGTAAAATTTGTTGAGCACGAAGATCCATTCTTCCAGTTAGGAAAGAATTACGTTTATCAACTTAAATGTGAACTCTTTGAATATGAAGATGAAATTATTGATACAACTATTCAGACAATCGATACCCAAGTTCAAGATGAGGGATATATTACCACACTTCAATTAATTGGAATAGGTAGAACTGCCACAGTATTACCATTGATCGCTGGTTCAACTTCAAGTGGTTATGTAAGAACCATTCACCTTAATGATGATGGAAGTGGATTCACTTCAGTTCCAACTATTGGGATATCATCTTCACCAACAGGTCAAGTCGGTGACAATGCCACTGCTGTTGGATTCTTGACAACAAGAGGTAATATTACCTCGATTGAGAAGATTTTGCTAACCAATGCTGGCGCAGGATATGTAACACCACCAACAATTACAATCACTGGAGGTGGTGGTGTAGGAGCAGCAGCAACTGCATCTATTGAAACTACTGGTCAAGGTGTAATTAGATTTGTTGTTCAAGATGGTGGTGTTGGTTACGGCACTGCACCAATCATTACTATTGCAGGTCCAACAGCTAGTGGTATTGCACATACTGCAGTTGGTATCGCTTCTATTGGTCTTGATGGTAGTAATAGTGTTGTCAAATCAATTTACATCAAAGACCCTGGAAGAGGATATAGCAGCGCACCAGCAGTTACAGTCGCAGATCCAGAAACGTTATCGGGTCTTGGAACATATATCTTTAATGAAATTGTTATGGGATCTCAATCTATGGTTCAGGCAAGAGTTAAAGAATATGATCAAGATACCCATATTCTTAAGATTTCTAATGTGAGCATTGGTTCCACACAACCAATTGGATTCTATCCTGGAGAATCTGTAATCGGTCAAACTTCTGGAGCAGAGTATCCAGTCTTTAGTTATGTACAGGATGATACTTATGATAAATATACCGAGAACGATGAGTTTGAAACTCTCGCAGATAATCTTTTAGACTTCACTGAAACCAATCCATTTGGGACATTTTAATGTTAGGAACATATTATTATCACGAAATAATTAGGAAAACTATTATTTCATTCGGAACTTTATTCAATGATATTCATATTCGTCATCAAGATGGTGCGGGTAAGGATGTTAGTGATATGAAGGTTCCTCTGGCATATGGTCCTAGTCAAAAGTTTTTAGCAAGAATAACACAACAGGCAGATCTGAATAAACCAATTCAGATTACAATGCCTAGGATGTCATTTGAAATGACAAACATTTCATATGATTCTACAAGAAAGTCCAGTTTGGTTCAGACCTTCAAAACTTGTGATGATGGGAGTAAGGTAAAGAAAGTCTTTATGCCTGTCCCATATAATATTGGATTTGAACTCAATATTATGTCAAAACTGAATGACGATTCATTACAAATTTTAGAACAAATTCTTCCATACTTTCAACCACATTTTAATTTAACCGTTGATTTGATAGATTCCATTGGAGAGAAGAGAGATATTCCAATTATCCTTGAATCTGTAGGTTTTCAAGATGATTATGAAGGAAACTTTGATACAAGAAGATCCTTAATTCATACGTTACAATTTACGGCAAAAACATATCTGTTTGGTCCTGTTGCAGATAGTAGCGATGGACTTATCCGTAAGGTTCAAGTTGATATGTATACCAGTACAGATATTAAAACTGCTAAACGTGAAATGCGTTATACAGTTACACCAACATCCAAGATTGATAGAAATGATGATGGTGTAATTAATGAAGCAGATCACAAACTGCTTCAACCAGGAGATAACTTTGGTTTTGATGAAGAATGGGAATTCTTTGCTGATTCTAAGAATTATAGTCCTACAAGACAAACTGATCTCTAATAATCATGAGTAGTAATTATGAGTCCATTGACAACGCACTTGATATTGAAAGTAGCATTGTTGAATCAAAACCAATAAAACCTGTCCCTCCAGTAGAGGAGAGGACTGATATTAAAAAAGATTATGAATATACTCGTGCCAACTTATATTCTTTAATTGAAAAGGGGCAAGAAGCAATTAATGGAATTATGGAACTTGCAGGAGAAAGTGCAAGTCCTAGAGCATATGAAGTTGCTGGTCAGTTAATTAAATCAGTTGCAGATACAACTGACAAACTAGCAGATCTTCAAAAGAAATTAAAAGATTTGGAAGAAGATAATACAAATAAAGGTCCTAATAATGTTACAAACAACGCTTTGTTTGTTGGGTCTACAACTGAACTGTCAAAACTATTGAAACAAGGTTTTCTAAATAATAATGATGCTTCGACCAAATAATGGCAAAGTCATGTAAAAGGGGTTATTACTATTGTAATAAATCCAAAAAATGCAAGAAAATTCCTAGAGGTTACCACGTAATGTCTACGGGATATTTAATGCGTGATAGTGATCATAAGGATGATAAAGAAACTGAAGGCAAAAAAAAGAATGGTAATGGGAATGGAAATTACTCAAATGGCAATGGCAACGGGAATGGCTCCTCTTCTAATGGAGGTGGTGACGGCGGCGGAGGAGGTGTCTCTGAAGCGTGGAGTGCAAAGTACAAAAAATCCATCGATTGCGATAATCCAAAAGGATTCTCTCAGAAAGCCCACTGTGGGGGTAGAGAAAA